CCTGGCATCTTAATCCCCATCATAATTGAATTCCACTTACGACTAATTTTTAATTGAGTCGCTTTCATAGAAATCAAAGCTGTCTGTGGACTATCACCTAGAACAACTACAAAATGATTTGCAGTATTTTCTAAATAATTACCGTTGGGTAAACGATCTTTAAAAGATTTGTCTCTAGTAGTTGTACTCACAATGTCACTATCGGCACTGTGAATTGCTACTGGAGCACCTTTACCCTCACCTCTATCTTGCCATTCTACATATTTTCTTTCATAGAATACTGGCAATACATCTATCCCTTTAGCACCATCAAAAACTTCGTTTGTGACAGTATTGAGAATCATGCCAGGTTCTGCACCTTCGACATATTTCCCATCCCTTTTATTAACTTCAGGAGATAGTTGTCCTAAGACTTTCAGAAATGGTAACGCAAGATCTTCCTGCGACATATTCTGCGAGCCAGCATTTGCGTCAGCTTCGAATAAATTCGTTGCCAATGCACCTGCATTTTCTTTTTTTGCTACTTCGTTCATGTTTATTGTTTCCTTTTTATTGTTGTTTTATTTCCAACGAATACGTTGAAAATTTCCGTTGGCATTTCTTTACCTGCCT